CTGGCACAGGAATTGTTACTGGTATGAGTACTAATAATTCAATGGATGGGGTTGTTTCAAGATCAGTTACTTTTCAAGGTACTGGAGCATTAACAATAGCAACTGTATAACTTAATTTATGTCAGTAATTGATAGAGTTAAAACACATTTTGAAACTCTGCAAACAATTACTATTGAAGTGGAAGAATGGAAAGACGAACATGGTAATCCATCTGTCTTTTATTCCGAACCTTTAACTCTTGAAGAAAAAAATAAGATTTTTCAAAAGTCCAATAACTTCCAAGACTTAACTGTTTTGGTTGATCTATTAATTATGAAACTTCAAGTTAAGGATGACAAAGGCGAATTAAAAAAAGCTTTTGCACCTGAAGATAAATTCTCTTTAAGAAAAAAAGCAGATTCAAATGTTATTGCAACAGTAGCCAATAGAATCCTTGCTGATACCAATTACGAGGTGGCCGAAAAAAAATAGTTAGCGACCCCTCAACAAGGTCGCTTCTCGTTGTAGCTGACCGACTCCACATTACCATCCAACAAGTTTTACAAATGCCAGTCAGCCATTATAATCTTTGGTTAGCTTACTTGAAAAAAGAACAAGATGAGTATAAAAGTCAAGAGAGAATGGCTAAACATAGAAGATAATAAATGGCACAGAAATTAAAAATAGATATAGTCGCAAAAGATAGGTCGAAACAAGCCCTACAAGGTTTGCAAGGAAGCTTGGGTAGATTAAAAGCTTCTGTTTTTAATTTAAAAAATGCTTTTATTGGTTTGGGTGCTGGTCTTGTTATTAGAAATATTGTTAATACAGGAAAGCAAATTGAAAACCTACAAGTTCAATTAAAATTCTTATTTGGTTCAGCACAAGAGGGTGCAAAAGCTTTTGATGAAATGGCGAAGTTTGCCGCTAAAGTTCCTTTCTCCCTAGAAGAAATACAAAAAGGTTCTGGAGTTCTTGCAGTTGTTAGTGATGATGCTGATGAACTTGCAAACCTTATGAAGATAACTGGTAATGTAGCAGCAGTTACAGGACTAGATTTTAAAACAACAGCCGAACAAATCCAAAGATCAATGTCAGCCGGTATCTCTGCCGCAGATTTATTTAGAGATAAAGGTGTTAAAGATATGCTAGGTTTTAAAGCTGGTGCAACAGTATCAATAGAAGAAACAGCAGCGGCTTTTGAAAGAGTCTTTGGAGAGGGTGGAGAATTCGATGGTGCTACTGATGAACTAGCCAAAACATTTAGTGGTACTCTCTCAATGATAGGCGATAAAGTTTTTAACTTTAAAAGAGTCCTATTAGATGCTGGTTTCTTTTCTGAACTTAAAAAACAATTTGGCGATCTCAATAAAACATTAGGAGATAATGAAGAACTTTTAAATAAAATAGCCCGTACCATTGGATCAGCTTTAGCTTTTGCAGTTGAAAAAGTAGCGAATGGTATAAAATTTATGGCTGAACACTCCAGAGAATTAGGTATAGCATTTAAAGTATTAGTATCATTAAAAATTGGATTTATGCTTGTTAGATGGGGTAGAGCATTAATTCCTATTGTTGCCTCATTAAGAGCCATAGCATCTTTATCAGTTGTAGGAATAGCGGCAGTAATAGCTTCAGTTGCAGCGGCAACAGGAACATATTATTTATTAGGTAAGGAACTTGATAAGATTGAAGAAAAAATTAATAAAAACAATAAGGCATTTAAAGATCAAAGATTTCATATCCCAGATATGATGGATATAGCTGGAGCAATAAAAGGAACAGAAGAACCAATTAAAACAATGGGAGAACAATTTGAAGAACTAAATGAAACAGCTTTAAAAGATTTTCAAGATAAAATAAAAGATATAAAAACAACTATTGTAAAAGGTATTCATGGTGGCATTACAAAAACTTCTAATGCTTTGGCAAGGGCTGTGATATATGGAGAAAAATTATCAGAAACTTTTAAAAAAATGGTACAAGATATTGCTTATAGACTTTTAGCGGGTATGATTGAGTGGGTTATAAGATTGTCTTGGGCTTGGGTATATACAAAATATATTAAAAAAGAAGAAGAAGATATAACAAGAGAAAAGAAAAAACAATTAGCACTTCAAGCGGCTATTGTTGCTCTAGGAGGCGGAGGCGGAGGCGGAGGTAATAGTTTGTTTTCATTATTCCAACATGGAGGAGCAATAAGAAAAGGCCAACCGGCAATCGTAGGAGAACGAGGCCCAGAGGTGTTTATTCCAAATACATCAGGGCAAATAACACAATCTGCTAGAGGTACAGGTGGAAGTCCTGTTAATGTTAATTTTAGTATTACAACTTTAGACGCAAGTGGTTTTTCTGATATGCTTGTTCAAAATAGAGGAACAATATCCAATATTATTAATCAAGCGGTCAATGAGAGAGGAGCAAGTAATATAGTTTAATGAGTGGTGCATTTCCAATATCTTCTGCTAAATTTGAAACGCTGGGCATTAAGTCCATACAAACTACTATTATTTCAAAAAGCGATAGCGGTAAAAGATTAGCAAGACAAATAGACGGACAACGATGGGGATTTACTGCCTCTATTATTACTTCAACTCGTTCAAGTGTTTATGGAGAACTGATGGCTTTTATTATTAAGCAAAGATCAGGTAAAGAAACTTTTACTATTATCCCTCCTGAAATTGAAGATGCTAGAGGAAATGAAACAGGAACAATTTTAGTTGATGGCGTTCACGCAGTTGGAGATACAACGATTGATTTAGATGGATTCGCTGGAGATGGTGCTGGAAGATTTTTAGCTGGAGATTTTATTTCATTTAACAGTCATAGTAAAGTTTATATGATTGTTGCTGACGTAACCAGTTCGAGTAATGCCGCAACAGTTACGATTGAACCACCTCTTACAACTGCTTTAGCAAACAATGGTGCAGTTACTTATGACAATGTTCCTTTTACAGTTTATTTAACTTCTGATCTTCAAGAATTTGGAGTTGCTGGATCAGATAAAGATGGAAATGTATTATATAAATATGAGTTTGATGTGGAAGAAGCTTTATAATTTTATAACGAAAGGAGGATATATGCCAAAGAAAAAGAAGAAGAAAAAAGGCAAGAAGAAGAAGAAAAAAGGCAACAAAAAGAAAAAAAGAAAATAGATATTAGATGACGCAATATCTTGTGAAGTATTGGATCAATGTTGATATGTTGGCTGAAGAAGTAGTAGATAGCGAACACATTAACATTGATACTAATGATTTAGGAAAGTTTAGAAATCCTAGTAAAAATGCTAAATATAAAATATTAGATAGTATTAAGGTGCAACGAACAAGTTACGAAAAATATGACAAGAAGCTTAACATCAGGAGTAAAGACACATCTAGCAACAAATGAAATTAAACCTGTTCATTTGATTACGATTGGCTTTGGCACACCAATAAATATTACCGATTGCGTACACGATCTCACTTCAAGTATTTCAGGTTCTAGTGTTACTTATTCATCAAGTAGTTTTTTAGTTAATATTCCATCCTATTCAGAAGAAACTGATATTAATAAATCCAGTTTAACCATCGCATTATCCGGTGCAAATCAAACCTATATTTCAATCGCTTTAGCAGAAAATATAGTAAATGATGCTGTTACTATTTATCGAGCATTTTTAGATGCTAACAATGCCATTATTGCTGATCCTTTTTTATTATATAAAGGAACAATCGAAACGTATGCTATTCAAGAAACCAATACGGATTCAGTATTAAGTTTAAATATTGTTTCTCATTGGGCTGATTTTGAAAAGAGATCAGGAAGAAAAACAAACAATACATCCCAACAACGATTCTTTAGTGCAGATACAGGCATGGACTTTTCAAGTGAAACTGTTTTAGATATTAAGTGGGGTAGAGCATAATGGGTATAGGTAGTTTTGTAGGTGGGATTGTTAGTGGCGGAGTAAAAGCTTTTAAAGCAGTTGGTAATGTTGTGAAAGCTACTAAAGCTTTTAAATTTTTAAAAGGAGCCGGAATCAACCCTTGGGTTGCTCTAGCTGTCTTTGCGATTGGCTGGTTATACTACTCAACAAGAAAACCTGAAAGTCCTGACTTTGGAGATAGCGATTTTAATAATTTTGAAAAAGGTATTTTACTCAATCATCAATCCAACGATATGTCTATTCCTGTTGTTTATGGAATTAGAAAAGTGGGTGGTACAAGAGTCTTTGTAGAAACAAGTGGAACGGATAATGAATTTTTATACATAGGGTTAGTGTTATGCGAGGGCGAAATTGAAAGTGTAGATAAAATTTATGTTGATGACAAAGAAGTTACTTGGTCAGGTGCATTAGCAGATGATACTTTACGAACAGTAGATTCAAGCGATGGAAATTTTTATAAAGATAGTACAAGTTTAATTAGTGTTAAATGCCATTATGGAACAGATTCACAAGCACAATGCGATTTATTAGGTACATTATCCTCTTGGACTTCGAACCATCGCTTAAGGGGGTTGGCTTACATAAGTTTAAAAATGAAATGGAATCAAGATGCTTTTTCTAGCTTACCAACCATTACTGCATTAATAAAAGGAAAAAAAGTAGTAGCTTACGATGGAAGTTCAGTCGCA